TTTTCAAATTCTTGGTAAGCTTTTTTAGAATCAGCATTAAAGGCTTTTACTGCATTTTCAAGATCTTTTTCGATCTTTTTCTTGTCGATTGAAAGGGTCGGATCAACTATCAAAGCTTTTCGAAGAGAAGTTATGTTACGGAACTTTTCGATGATCTCTAATCTCCGATTCCTAAGACTTGTTAAATCTATGCGAAAATTAGGCACTTCTACACCCGCTGCCTCCAAATCATAAGAGCCAAAACGATCTCCGGTAGGATTTACTTTCATAGCCTCATTAATTCTAAGGTCTATGAACTGTTCGAATAATTTTACGTGCTTCACTGTTCTGATTTTATTTTAGTTTAGTATGAGCGAGGTAGCCCTAATTCATCTGTCATTTCTTGCCATCTAAATTCGTCTATAACTTCCTTTGCTTTCATACCATTCATTTCTCCCCATTCTGATATGTAATCAAAAAGTGCTTCAGGGGTAAATTCATCTTCGTCAAATTTACGATTGTCTTGGTAATCGTCGATGATTTCTCTAGACATGTCTTCTGCAAAATCTTTTAATTTCTTAATGTCAGATGAAGAATAATATCCCTCATTAACGTTGCCTTCATTAACAGACATCTTCTTCACAAAAGAATCGAAGTCCATAACCGCTTTCTCAGGCTTACCGTCTTCTACTTTCTTTTTCTCAATTTCCTTAGCAGTGTCCTCATCCGGTACAAGTTCTGCAGCTTTACCAGCTTCTGGATCTTCTTTAGCATCTGCAGCAGGAGTTACTTCTTCCGGTTGTTTTTCTACGTCACCTTCAGCTTTTTCAGGTTCGCCTTGTTTTACTTTTTCTTTCTCGATGTCTTCGGCTTCGTCTTCTTCGATTTCTTCAGCGCCTTTTTCTTTTTCTTTGCTTTCGTTAGAAGCGACATCGTCGATGATTTCCTCTTCTTCTTTCTCCTCTTCGGCTTCGCCTTCCTCTTCTTTTACTGGAGCATCTCCGCCTTCTTTGTCAACGAGCTCTTCGCCTTTAGCAGTCTGGCCTTCGCCTTTCTTATAGAAGTCTCCGATCTCATTGAAGAACTCTTTCTTCTTATCGTCATCGAGTTCACCTGGAGAACTCACTCCGTATTTTTTAAGGAGTGACATAAAAACTTCGCCGTATTCTTTTTGAAGATCAGCTTCTTTGATCGCTTGTGTAGACTCAGCTTTCTTAGTTTGAAAGTCTGTAAATTTTTGAATTGGTTGCATGTCTGTTTTTTTAATTTTTGGACAATTTGTTCTATATATCTTTAGAATTTTACGTTCTTAATCGTATACGGGAACTTCTGTTCTAGATAGATGTCTCTACGGGCCTCACCGTGGCGATAAAGGTAATTCTTATAGACCCTGCTGTCTGCGGTGTATCTCATGTCATCTACGAAATCCACGATGTTTAGCATGTTCTTGCTCTCATGTTTTCTAAGACCACGACCGATTGATTGTCTGATGATGACTTCAGACTTAAAGCTCTCCGTGAGGAAGATATTGTGGATCCTCTTGACCGAAATACCGGTCGAAAAGGTACCGTAACTAGCCACGAGGATCACGTTGTCTTTGTTCTCCATCTTTTTCTTATAGACTTCTCGATAGTCTTTATCAGTGCCTCCATCGACATAATAGACTTCCTTTCCAGGAATCTGCCGCAGAGAGTTGTAAAGAGCCTCTCCCTGTTCAATTCTGTAGAAGAGGACCAAGCTATTATGATTGGTCTTGGCTATGACATCGAGAATGAACTTTCTCCTCTTCTCGGAAGATATTACGAAGTTCTGTTCTAGATTGAAGAGGTTCTTTCGATCTTCGGGGGTTCGAGATAGAAAATAGAAGCTCTCTTTCTGCTCCTCTGAAGCATAATCCATTTCAATGATCATCACTTTACAAGGAGAGACGTGGCCCTGTTCTTGAAGGAAAGAAGCGCTGACGTTGGTGATCAGAGGTCCGGTGCAGGCCATGAGAGTAAGTCTATCAATAGTCCCTTTCTTGGGAATAGTTCCTGACAAACCGAACCTGTAATCGCAGTGCCAACACTGATCGAGGATAGTCCTGATGGAAAGAGACTTGGCTTTATGAGTCTCATCGACCATCACCACATCAAATTCAGCAAAATAATCTGCGGGCTTCTTCACCAGCGATTGGTAAGTCCCGACCACGATGTTAGAGCTCTTCTTGATCTTGGCTCCTGCGTAGATCTGCTGGACCTTCAGAGGAATTCTATCTTTGAGGTTGTATTCATCGAAATCTTCTGTGGCCTGGATGACCAGAGAGACGTTAGGTACGATAAAAAGGATCCGCTTCTTTTTGAGGACTTCTAGCAGATAGGCCACGACCATAAAACTGATCAGGGTCTTACCTGCTGATGTGGCTAATTCAGCCAAGCATCTACGATATTTTAAGATTCTGAAAGCTGCTTGGATCTGATAGTCTCTCGGTTGGAACTTAGGGTGCTTGGCGAAGAAATCGGTAGCCCATTTGGTGAAATCTTCTTCTTTGATCTCCTCGTCGAAGATCTTCTTCACACCTTGCACCTTGATCTCGAAATTGTATTCTTGACCGATCTCCATGACTTCTTTCCAGAGTCCTGATGGGATCTTATTTCCCTTAATGTAAGAAATGTAGCCGTCCCAGAGACGTTTTTTGACCAGCGGGTGGAACCTCCAGCCCTCAATTCTTTTGGTCAGAGAGAGACGCATCTGCTCATATTCGAGTTCAGTGCATTCATCAATGATTAGAAATTTTTTATCTTCTGATAGTCTAATCTCCATTGTTCTTTATTTTTTAGAAATCGTCCTCTGCGAGTTTTATTCTATTTCTAATTGCAAAGGCCGAGTTGTCTAGAGTTCTGATACATTCTCGATAGAAATCGAGGTGTGACTCTAACAGGGATATTTGACGTTGGATAGCTGATAGATCAGATTTTACGAACCTGTCTTTCTCTCCTCCGTTCAACTTCAAATTTCCAGTTGTGCTATATTCGATGTACTTTTCTTTGTACTTGTTTTCGTAGATTGATTTCTTCTTATAGATGAGAGCTTGGATCTCAGTGATGTGATCGACCAACATGTGTCTGTAGGAGAGCATGTTGACTTGAGAATCTACCAGCTGATCCATCTGCTTTAGACCTTGGATCATCTCCAAGATCCTCTTGCTCCATTTTTCTCTGTCGCTAATTAGCTTGTCATCAAGCTCTTGTATTTTGTCTTCTATTACTTTTTCGCTCATCAGAAGATGTTATCGTTGTCTTTTTCTTTACGGTGAATTCTCACCACTTTCTTTTTTACTTTCTTCTTTTCTATCGGAGGAAGAGAGAAGCCTTTGCCTCCATAAGTAGAAGCAGCGGCAAATCTGAGAAGCATCTTATACTTCTTCTTGCTCTTTTCATCGTCTTCAAAAAATTTATCGAGTTCTTCCATCACTTCTCTTTCTTTATACATAGATGATGTCTCTAGGGTTATCACTAAAATATAAGTTTATAGTGTTCAAAGCCTGTTTGTTTTCTTCTCGGTAGCAGACCTTGACCAAGTCGTTGAGATCTTTGATCCTATGACGAGTCAACCTGTTATCTGATATGTATTTCTGCCAGAGAAAGCCTTTCTTGCCCATCTTCATCTTTTCAATGATCTTTCTTTTACCTTCTCTATCATTATCAAAGAAGTATCTTACTGAATCTAGCTCATCAAAATCTTCGACGTTCTTTCTGACTCCTGTGAGGCCGATTGAGTTCTTCATGAACATTGCATCTATGGGCCCTTCAAAGACGGTAAAGTCTCTTGCAAAATCGAGATGGAGGATACCAAACAACATTGAGATCTTGTTCAGAGCATCCATTTTTTCAGGAGGAATCTCTAGAGTCTTGTTCAGCCTCTTATACATCCTCTCCAGATTGTAGCTGAGATATTTAGCATCGCCATCACCGAGGTTCCTTACTTGGTAGCCGATGACTCTATCACCGGAAGTATCAGGATTAAAGACGTAGAGGAGGTTCTTTCTCGGATCAAAGCCGAATCGATCGAGGTTGCCGGTAAGAAGTCGGCTTCTGAGATATGCGTATGCTCTGCGAGTTCTATCATTAATGGGATAGACGTTCAGAGATCGATATAGTTCATCTCGAGGTATTGATAAGTTATCAATCTCTAGAAAGAGGTCAAACTTGATCATGTTGGAGACCTCGTATTTCTTCTTCTCTCTTACGAGTTTTACGAGCTCAATCCTCTGTTCTCCTTCGAAGCCTTCCTCAAAGTCTCTAAGAAAAGAATCTACGTCTCTGTGTTTTCCACAGTTAAAACAGTGAAAAGAGAGGCTCTCCCAATAGAGATTGCCCCTCTTTTTTCTTTCATCATCGACTGAATCTCCGCAATATGGACATGCGAAGTTCAGTCTTTGATGCATCTGTTTCAAGCGAGACCTGTCGGAAAGTCTGTGAGTTCTGAGAAGAATCGCTTGGACTCTATCGGCAATCTCTGACTTTAAGTTGTCAGTTAATTGCATTGATTAGAGATCTAAACCTTTTAAGAAATCATTGAGATCATCACCGTCATCCGAGCTCGTTTCTTCTTCGACCGGCTTTGGTTTAGCTGCTTCTTTTTTAGGAGCTGGCTCATTATCGAAGTTGAAATCATCGAGAGAAGAGTAACTCTCTTCTTTCTTGGAGACCACCTTACCGATGGCCGATCCAGGAGAGCGATAGTTGTCTAAGATTCTTTCGATAGATGAACGAGTTGAGTCATCCCAAGGTTTGAAATCGAAAGAATCTAATTCAGGAACTTCTTTAAGATATTCCATGATCTTCTTTCTATCATCTCCGGTGTTACCCATTGCACTGCCATCGATGGTGAGTGCTGTTCTTTTACCTTGGAATTTAGAAGCAGTGAAGCTATTGTAGCCTGCGCTCTTTGTAACTTTCAATTCAAAGTTTTTACCTTCGAAGAGATCGAATACTTGGCAAGGCTCATCAAATTGTGGATTGAGTTCCTCATCGATCTTTTGTTTGATCTGGTAGCCGTACTTAAATACTTTTACAGATCCTTCCATGTCTGGGTTCTGAGGATCTTTAATGATCTGAACCAGAGAATAGTAGATCTCTCTTCTCTTCAATTTTTCAGCCATTTTCTTATCCACTGCAGATTCACTATTTCTCAATTTGAAAAATAGATCTTGTACTGGACATTTTTCGCCGATTGTCGAAGGAGAATCATAGTAAGCACCTTTGCCTTCGCCGTCTTCCAGCCAATAGACAAATTTACGAACAATTGATTTTTGAGGGTTTTTAGGATTCGGTACGAATCTAATCAAGGATGTGTAGACGCCGTCTTTGCCTTGATCTGCGGTGGGTTTGTAAAGATCTGAGCCTTTACTTTCTGTCCTCTGATAGCTATCGATATCATCGACGCTGAGGTTGAAGATGTCAAATTCCTTTGCCATTTTAATTGCCTTTTGTTTAAGTTATTGATTACGTAAGCCGCCAAAATGCCGTTCTCTGATTTAGATTGGATTTCCCGGGTTGCCGCTCTTTGCCAGTTGATTGCCATTTTAATTACTTACTTAATCTATATATTGAGAATCTGAGTCAAGTTTCAACTTTTCTGATTTTTTTATCATGAAAAAAAAGTTTGATAAACGTGATCGTTTTTGAAACAAAGCTGCGCAGCACTATATAAAGGGTACTGGAGCCGTTGGTGAAAAAGACTCTTAGAGCGCAGAGCTGCTAAGAAGTCTAGAGATCCAGTAAGCATCTACAAGATCGTCTATCGGCTTCGGTATCTCTCCCTGAGCAAGATCTCGCCTCTCAGCACACCACTTCCAAAATTCAGAACCCGCTAGCAGCGGATCCTCCGAACGGTTCTCGACGAAAGCTGAGAACATTCCCTGCTTGTTCAAGTTCCCTTTCCCTGCTCGAGTCTTTACCTGTGAGGGCGTGTAGACAGTGACACTGTGACCCTCTAACCAAAGTCTGTTTCTGAGAACTGAGTTGAATGCGATGAGATCGATGAAAGAGTTCCCTTTAGATCCGTAGCTGTAGCCTTCAAGCCCGACCGGAGCTCCTTCTGGAATCTGAGACTCAATGAGGACTGCGAGAGAGTGGCCATCTTCAATCTTCTGAGCCTGATCGATAGAATAGTTATCGTGCTTCTTCCTCCGCTTGAATTTATGGACTGAGACTCCTGAGAGAGCTGAGATCTCGTGGTGAACTAGGAAGTCTCTAGGGTTTCCCTTCTTGAAGTTCTTGCCCTCTTCATTGTAGAAAGCTACAAATTGTAAAGAGTCCGACTCTCTGAGACAGATAGCCGGACTGTTAATTGAAAAATCTATGCCTATGTGCAAAATATAGAGTGTTAAAGGTGATTAAGATTCTTGTGCAATCATTGCGTGTGTAATGTTAACTGAGATCCATCCTGCTTTATTGAAGAATTCTTTTGCGATCTTTTTGACCTTTTCAGCTTCTCCCATTGATATTGGATCTTCTCCTCTATCGTTCCAGTCTTTTACGGCTTCTTTGAAAGTGGCCTCAAAATCTTTTGACTTGATAGCAAATTCAGGATCGCTCTGTCCAGAAGTATCTGTGTTATAATCTGTCCAGTATTTGACGTCGATAGCTTCGTTCTGCTGGAACGGGTGTTTTTCTATTTTTTGGAGATCTGCAACCACTCCGCTGTTGTCTTTGAGGATTTTGGCTATGATGTCAGCAATCTCCTCGTAGGTATCTCCGCCAATAGCGTCAGATTTTTTGTATGCTGGGTTTGTCGGCTTTCCTATTTCCAGAGTTACGCCTACAGATTTCTGAACAATGTGTAGTCCGATGTATGGATTAAGATCGGCCGAGAGCATGACATCATGCTCAGGGTTGAACTGAAGTCCGATTTTGTTCTTCATCAGAGATGAATTGAGGGCTGGAAGCAGCATCTTCATGTCAAAGCCTCTGAACGTATCCTTTTTTTGCCAAAATTTGCGAAGATTGAATTTTTGCGATAATTCAGCCAAGTTTGCTAAAGTTGAAAAAGGTGTTTTCTTGATAAAGTCGTAAGCTTCATTCATAGAAGCTGAAGCGAGAAGTGAAGCAATTGCTTCTACGAGATCTTCAGTTTTTTTCTTTACCGGGATGACTTCCATGTCAACAAGCTTGTTCAGGACTTTGTGAGCAAGAATTCTTCCGCCTTTGATAGAAACTACGCCTTCGTTGAGTTCAGCTTCGTTAAATGCATAATAGCCAATACCCGACGGAGAAATTATTTTTCCATCTTTGAATGCTTTTTCAACTTTATTTTTTAGCTCTTGCGCTTCTTTCTGTGATCCGGTTGTTAAATAACTCATAACAAGCTCATCTCCGATAAAATAACCGATCTCTAAATTATAGGTAAGATGATTCTTATTATTGATTTTAATATCCTTTAACTTCAATGGCTCTGGAGCTCCACTGGATGCTTCATTAGATTTCGATGAAGTAAAGTCTTCGAATAATTGAATGTGTTTCATTTTATTTCTTCTTTGTTGCTCCTACTGGAATTGGTGTGCCTACTGGATAAGGAGATCCCTCCTTAGCGGCAGTTACTGATGTTTCTCCGTTCTTTACCGGAATTGCAATGCGTAAAGGTACTGCATCTTCATTTAGAGGACCGTATACTTTAGCAAGAACAATGCCTGTCGAAGTTGTATCAAAAATGACACCTGGCATCGCAAACATGTTGCTTTCGCTCGTTTCAGGTTTGCTCATGTCAATGATGAAAGATCGATTTACTGGGTGCATCATTTCCCATTCTTTAGATTCAGGATTGAATTGAGGAATGAGAGTAGTTGAATCATAGTACCAGAAGAAAGACCAGACTGTCTTGTCTGTTCCATCAGGAGTCTGGAAGTTGTCTTCCACGTTGAAATCTCCCCATGTTCCACCACTGCCGTTCATTGCTAAGTTTGCAATAGAAGGGCCGTCAAGAACAGGACAGATGGCGCAGCCTTCTTGGAATTCTTTCCCTTGTACGATGATTGTTTTACCAGTCGGTACTGCTGCAGATGCTCCACAAAATGCAAATTTGCCTTCGTGAATTCTGAGTACGCTTTTTTCAGGAGCTTGTACCGTTGTAGATTCAGTGTTGCAGCTGGCCAGTAATAGAGCAGCTGCTAATGTAAATAGTATTTGCTTCATATATGTGATTTAGAATGTGCTGTCCATGATGATTTTCTGCACATCATCAATTAAGATATTTCTGACAAAAGGATTCAGATACTTCTTTTTGACGAGATCATCTACGATGACCATAGCGAGTACTTTTGCGCCAGACGGTTTGTCGCGACCTGCAATTTGAACAGAAGCTTCATCTAATTTAGGCTCATTAGAGAAGTCCTCGAGTGTTAAAATGTTTTTCATAAAATTAAATTCTTTTTCCTAAGTGAAATCCAATGGCTGCTCCGACTAATCGGCTGGTAAAGAGATCGAATAAAAGACCCTTTTCAACTCCTAATGCGTTCGCCACAATTTTGCCGACTCCCTGCCCTAGAGCAAATCCAGTTAGTCCACCGAGAATAGAACCGATGAAACCCTCGTTAGTGAGCTCTCGTTCTAATTGTTCTAAAGTATAACCTTCATCTTGGGCCTTCTTAATGAAAGCAGCTACTGCCTCGTCTATCGCGTTCTGATCGACAGATTCGTTCATCACAGCTTCCAAATCTTGAAAGTCTTCTTTTTCTCCAATGAATTCTTTGAATGTCTGCATAATGTCTATATATTTACTGAAATTCTAGGTTGACTCTGAGATTGTTGTAGACGAAAGTGACCTCAAATGTCTTGAACTCTGGTGAGTTAGTTGAGAAGTTCAGGTTGAGATCAGGTATGCTCTGAAAGAGGACCCTGTCAAGGAAGATGGTGACGAGTATGTTGCCTTCACCGTCTATCATCTGAAGCCTGAATCCGTCTGGCAGATAAGGTCTCTTTTCTTTGAAGTCATAATAGTATTGGAAGATCTCGTACATCATCCAGTAATTGAAGTGTCCGTCAAAAAGCTGCATACCGACTGTGAGCTCTTTGGCGAAGAGTTCAGTAACCGGTAAAGAACTTCTGTATTGTCTCTTAGTTCCTGGAAAATCGACCTGTTCAACCGGATCAAAAGAAAAGCTGGGAATAGTCACAGACTGAACTGAATAGTTCAGGAGCTCTATCGGTTCGCTGATGATGTTTCCAGGAATGCGGTTCATGTATCGAGAGTACTTGGCCGCGATCTCCGCTGGAACGAAAGACTTCGGAAAATTGAATCTGAATTGATTGCTCTTAGCTGTCTGTAACATTATGCTTCAATTATTCTTCTAACAAATCCTCTTCGTCTTCTAGCCGCAGCCTCAGATGCTGGAACTCCTTCCACCGGAGTCGGAACTACTACATTCGCCTTTTTCTCCATTTCCATGACGTCTTTTGGTGCACTTTCGCCTGGAGGAATGAGACCTTCTTTCGTTAATCCGCTAGTCTTCAAAGATGAGAGCTTAGCTAAATTAGCGTTCAGAGTCGTTTCAAGAGAGACTTTCTCGGCTTCTTTTGAATTCACTGCAGATGCGAGAGACTCGATCTCGGCCAAAAGAGAAGCTCTTTCAGTTTCTAGAGATGCTATTTTAGAAGTGTTAGCCTGTACCGTTTGATTGATGCCTATTGATAGAGCATTGTAATCGTTCTCTGCGCTCTTTTCAAATAGATCCCAAGTTCCAGTAAAGATGACAGTTTCGTCAGATGTTCCGTCAGGATAATCTCTGATCACTGAGATCAAAAAATTCTTCGTCTTTATCTTTCTAGCCTGTTGAGCATCGTAAGAAAGAACTATGAAATTGACTTCTCCTTGTTGAGCACTAGTCTGTCCGAAAAGCGGAGAAGACTTTACTCTCACTGCGTAAGTATCAGAATCTTTGAAAGTGAGGTATGCTTCTCTGTACACTGACAGATCAGTAGCAACTCTCACTCCATTGAGCTGAGACTCTATGGTAAAGAGAAAGAAATTATCAAAAGGGCTCAATAATATGTCTATCATCTTAAAGCTCTACTTCTCCGATTAGATCGGTTATTTTTGTTTGTGGATCTACGTCTCTAGCGTAGACCACATATTTGTAATAGTAATTGTCGCCTCCGCCTAGGTAATAAGCTGTTGCACTTTGGTTGGACGAAGAGTATTCGACAGGTGGTTCTTTCACCGGATCAGTTCCGATCATGATCTTAAACTGTTCCTTGGCATCAAATTGATCCAATCTCTTATCAACGAGAACCATTAGATTTGCCTTTCCTGGTGCAGGCCGGCCGCCTTCACTGTCTTTGATAGTGAACCAAGAATCATCTATGTAGCTAGCAGACTTCGTCGTTCCAAAAGCCAGCTTTGCAGTTTTTGCATCAGCGTAGATCCAAGCAAACTTTCTTACCGTTACTTTCTCTTTAGTATCCTCAAGCTCCAGAGTGTAGTTGACTTGATATTTCTTCTTAGCAGCTGCAGCTGCTAGACCTGCGATAGGATTAAGAACAAAGGCAATTGCTCCGATAGGATTTTTAAAGAATGATCCGACTTTCTTGAAGAAAGGGACTTTCTGTTTAGACTCAACGATCTTGGCTTTTCTCCTCTTCATCTTCTTAGCCTGCTGTTCTTCTTGAGCCTTCTGCTGTTCTGCCGCGGCTTCAGCTGTAGCCTCAGCCTCGACGGCTTGAGCTTCTTTCTCCTTCTCGATCTTAGACTCAATCTGAGTAATCTCTTCGCTGGCTAAGCCTATTTGATTTTTTAGATCTGCTATGATGACGTCTAACTGAACAGATCTTGCTGTTAGATTAGCTTTTCTCTTTTTGAGTTCGTCCACTTCTTTTTGCAACAGATCCACCTGCGTTTGAGAAGATTCTGCACTAGCTCTGAGTATCTGAAGCCTCTGAGAATATGTTACTCTTTCAGGTTCATTAGATTTCTGCCAAACTCCAGCATATAAAACCGTTTCGTTCACCACTGCTGCTCCGACAGAGACTGCAGTAGATACGAAGAAGTATCTGTTAGTGAGTTGAAATATGGCCGAGCTCTGATCTTTGGTGATCTTAAAAACTGCTTGACCGACAGCTTTATTGATATTAGCTACGTCTTGCAAAGAAGGAACTTTCACCTGTCTTTGATCGTCAATGAAAGTGAGATAGACTTGGCCGGCTCCTGTGAGATCAGTTTCTTCTAGAGAATTATCAGGAAGCC